GGGTCAAACAGCTTGGCAAGGTCATCAATGTTGGCAAGCATCAGCATATCGCTTGCGTCCAAGAATATCGCCCTGCCGGTGAATTTGGTAAAGTAGGGTACTAAAAACCGCTGATAAGTAAATGCGTTTGTGCCGTCCCGCTGTGTACCGTAAAGGGGTGTTATGGCAACCGGCTCGCTGGTGCGCTCAATCAGGCTCTGGCAAAACACATGGTAGCCAACAGCTTCCCTTGGGTCGTAGCCAGCAAATATCCTAATCATTTGAATGACAGTAGATAGATTGTGCTGTCAACCAATGCGGCGATCTCATCCACAATATTTTGTAACTGGGTGTCGTCTGGCAAAGCATCACGGTTTTTTTCAATGTAAGTTTTAATGCTGGCAAGGTACTTTTGCGGGTCTTTGGCGTTATGAAAGTTCTCAGGAAAGTCCTTGATCTTCTCGTAACAGCCAGAATACGCCTCTGCGTAGCTATCAGCCAAATCAACAATGGCTGGGTAGTATTTACCCAAAGCCTTGTGCGTGGCGTATGAATCGGTGCTTAGGTGCATGAAATGCGTCACCGTGGAGCTGTGAAACAGCGTGGAAATAAAGTCGGCTACGTCTTTTTTCATGGTTATCCTAAAAAAAGCAGGGGTCAATGCCCCTGCAAAGGAGACAACTGCGGCTCAATTGTAAACGCTGGAATCGGCACGTCAACAGGCCATAGTCCTTGAATGTACAGTTTTTTTACGGTGGCAATGTGTGCTAGTTCCCACATTTCTTGCCGTTCTTCTTTGCTCATGTCTTTGCCTTGGTCAATCTCATAATGGCATTTAAGGCACAACGCAGCCACCAGATTGTCGTCAGCCTTTACGCCCCGACCCTTGCCACCACCCCAGTTTGTGTGCGCTGCTTGCACCATGTTGCCCGACCCACAGGCTTGGCAGTCAAGCCCCGCCACCAGTTTCAACAGTTTTTTTGACCTTACGTATTGATGTTTTTGAAACATGGATAGACTTCTTTTTGGTTGCCGTTTTTAAATGCTTGCGGTAATTATTTTGGGTCGGCCTTGTGCCGATCCCCTTTTTATTCCTCTAAAGCCCGAAACTTAACGCCCTGCTGCGTCCCAAACATAGTAGCCAGCTCAATCAGCTCATTCATCTCTGCCACGGTCATTTTGCTTGTCCTTGCGCCAATCACCACAAACCCGCCCTCAATGCCTGGCACGATCTTTTGCTTTTTCAGTGCGGCAGTTAACACATCTTTCCATTCTTCCTTGGGTAGCTTTTGACCGTACCAAACCACTTGCTGGGCAATGTCCTCAAGGTTTGCCCACATTAGCCGGTTTTGTTCAAGGCTTCTCACCTGATCACCCCAATCATTCTCAAAGCCGCATCAGGGCCGTCTACAACCGCCAATGCGCCGCCTTTCCAGCTTCCATGCCACCTTAGCTGGTCTTCAGTCAAAAGCCGCCTAGACGGGCTTTTAAAGCCGTCCTTAACTTCAAGTAAAAGGGTTTGGCCTTGATAACCCACCAGCAAATCAGGAACACCCTTGCCAACATTAGCCAAAGACTGCACCGTAGCGCCAGCCGCCCGTAACGCCAATACAACCGCTTCGTGATTTGCATCAATCTTTGCCGCCCTCATTCATGCGCCTCCGCAAGTCTTCCACGGCTTTCAGACCACGCCGTTTTGCTAAGTCTGACAAGGTTTTCTGCCACCATGCCAATGCCTCGGCTTTGCCCTCCTCCTTGATCTTCTTCCTGTACCGCCTGATCCAATCCCTCGCCTCGGTCTGGCGCAAGGTCTCCAGCATCAATAAGCGCTGTTCGGATGACAGATTGGCTAAATTCTTCGCCGTCTTTGAGTCTGGAGAGGATGCTGTTGGCAATTTTTCTGTGTTCATCATTCATTTTAAAACTGCTCTCCAACGTCATGCCAGCTTTGCACTGGCGGCTTTTTATCGGTTTTTTGCCATTGATGCTTAGAACACTTGGGCTTTTCGCCATCCATGTGGACAGACCAGCGGTTTGGGCAGCCGTGTACTGAGCACATCAGTTTTTGCACCGCATCAAAATTGTCGTCTTTTTTAGATTCCGGTTTAGCAAAGCTCATTTTTGGTACTTTCCATCAATTATCTTGGCAAAATTGGTTGCGTTTACAATCCACACAAGATCAGGTCGCCATGTCCTGTCCTTGGTTTCAAACCCCTGCGCCAGCTTGGTATCGTTGGCAATATAAGCAAAAAATGAATCCCACCATGCCATTCCCTCTGCCTGAGAAGAATACCCTTGTGGGCTAAATACAGACGGTTTGGCAGCTTGTAACCATCTCTGCCGTAGGTTGGTCTGCCTGACCCCATCCCAGACCCTTGGCTGCGCTAATTCGGGTAAATGCTTTTTGTAAAGCTCTAAGATTTCCTGATGTGGGCAAGTCGGCAGTCTTACTGACGACAAAGAATCTTTAGATTCTTTAATATGGTTATTGGTTATTGGTTCTTGGTTATTGGTTAGTTGAACGTCCGTTGAACGTGCGCTCATCCTCCGTTCAGCAGATGCTTTGCCAGCCCTAGATGCTTGATCAATTTTGCTGTGGAAATGCTTAATTTCTTTGTCTGCTCGTTGGTTTATCCACCCATCATCAGACAAGTGAAAAAACTCCTCAAGCACAGATTTAACCTCATTCTCATGGTCACGCATACCGATCTGCCGTGCAACAGACGCTATACCGCTGTTCAACGGTCGTTCATGTAAATAGTAAAGATCAAGAAGTCGGCGATAGGCCAAATCTTCCATTAAATCAAGATGCTTTGTGTGACTGAGATAATCACCAATATTAAATTGGTAATAGTGCATATAAACCTCACGTTGTCGGTCGCCGTTACAAAGAGACTGTGGCAGGGCGGTAACGAATCGCCTTTTCCCCCGCTAAGGGTAGCCAAGTCCACATTTTAATCCAATACAAACCACTGTGGTCGCAAATCTTTCAACTGGCGCAATCGCAGTTCTGGCACAGCTTTCCACAAACACACCGCCACTCGACTAATGCCAAGAATCTTTGCAAGCTCACTTTGTGATCCTGCCAACTGAACTAATTGCTGTTTTGTCATGCGGTAATTCTATGTTAAGGCATCTAAACAACAAAATCCCCACAAAACAGTCAGGAATTAAATAAAGTGCTTGCATGGTTGTTAATTTACCTTAACAATACATTCATGCCCCAGCAATTTCGCATAGGGTCTTTTAGGAGTAAATATGAAACACATTGAAACCCTGCCAGCCTTAGACGCTAGTATCATGATTGACCAAGGTCTTGAGCACCTTGTCATTGAGCATGGTGACTTAACCGAACCCCTTGACTGCTACTTTTGCCCAGTTACCGGCAACCTGTGGCACGCCTACCTTGGCACTACCGAACTCTATAACGTGCTGTCAAGCGCCGTTATTGACTCCCTTGAACGTGAATTTGCACCTTTGTGCGTATAAGGAGTAACCATGTTTGACATAGAAAAATACAAAAAACCCACCGATTGGGCGCAGGTTGCCCTCTGGATTGTTTCGGTAGCCGCTATTGTGGTAGTTTTGTTTGACCTTTTTGTTTGGAGACCGTAATGAAATACGCATTTTTACTACTGGCGCTAGTGGGTTGCAGCCACTTTACCGAAACAAAACTAACCGAACAAGAGCTGATCATGGACAAGCAAATTCAGCCGATGGGCAGAAATGAAGTAATAGACGCAATCAAGCAATGCGAAAAGAATGGCCTTAGAGCCATCACGATTTACGGTAAACGCAAGATCAATGGTTACACCGCCGAGACTTTGGTGGATGTGACCTGTGGCCCAAAATTTTATTAAGGAGACATCATGAAACAAATTGCAACAGCTCTGGTCAAAGCACAAAAAGCCTTTGGCCCTGCCCTCAAATCATCCACCAACCCGCATTTCAAGTCACGTTATGCTGACCTGGCTGCTTGCGTTGAGGCCGTCATTACCGGCTTAAACGACAACGGCATAGCCCTAATCCAAAAATGCTATGACTGCGAAAACGGCGTAATGGTCGAAACCATGTTTGTCCACGAAAGTGGCGAAATGCTTGAATGCGGCATTCTTCATGTGCCTGCCAGCAAACAAGACCCGCAAGGTTACGGCTCTGCCTTAACCTACGCCAGACGCTACAGCCTGATGGCTGCTTGCGGTATTGCGCCCGAGGATGATGACGGCAACCAAGCCAGCCGCCGCACCGAGATTAAGTCCACGGTCAACGAAAACCAAATTGCTGACCTAATGGCGGCAATGGATGAAGTGACCACGGTTAAAGAGCTTCAAGAAACCTATAAGGCGGCGTACAAGGCCACAAACGGCGAACAGGCATGGCAGACTAAGGTCATTGCCAAAAAAGACGCTAAAAAAGCCATGTTGGAGAGCAAATAATGGAACAACGCACAGAAGAATGGTTTGCCGCCAGATGCGGCAAGGTCACCGCCAGCCGCGTGGCAGACATTATTGCCAAGACCAAGACAGGGCCAAGCGCCAGCCGCGAGAACT